GATCAGACAAAGCTTATATCTAAGCTAAAGAAGATCAACTCTCTTCAGTCTGAATTGCAGTATAAGATCACAGACTGCTCCAAGCATATTGACTTTTTTGAGAAGCACGATGAGTGTCCTACCTGTACTCAAGATATTGAAGCTGGAATAAAATCATATAAGCTCGAAGAGGGCCGCAATAAGTCTAAAGAATTGACTGACGCGATTGTGAAGTTAAAAGAAGAACAAGACAGGGTAGATGTTCGTCTTAAAGAAATTGAAACTGCTCAGGATCAGATTGACCTTCTGTATGCAGAGATTAATGACTGCAACAACAAGATTGCAATGTATACACGATACAACGCAGAACTACAGAAAGAAATAACCAATCTTAATGTTCAGCAAAAAAAGATTGAGACAGATGCTACCGAGTTAAATGCTGCCAAAGCAGAGCTAGTTGAGATTGAAACAGAAAAAGAAAAACTGACCAACGCAAGAACATTACTCAGTACTGCTGCGCTTCTATTGAAAGACGGTGGTATTAAAACAAAGATCATCAAGCAGTATGTGCCTGTGATGAACAAGTTGATCAACAAGTACCTTGCTGCAATGGACTTCTTTGTTCAATTTGAATTAGACGAAAACTTTGATGAGAAGATTAAGTCTAGGTTTAGAGACGAGTTTACATATGGTTCATTCTCTGAAGGCGAGAAAATGCGTATTGACTTGTCGTTGCTCTTCACATGGAGAGCAGTATCTAAGTTACGTAACAGCGCCAGCACAAATCTGTTGATTATGGACGAAGTGTTTGATAGCTCTCTTGATACTTCAGGTACAGAAGAGTTCTTTAAGATTCTAAGTTCAGTGACAGCAGACACCAACGTATTCATTATTAGTCACAAGGGAGATCAACTATTTGATAAGTTCTCTAGTGTGATTAAATTTGAAAAAGTAAAAAACTTTAGCCAGATAGCAAACAACTAGGAGATATATTATGACAAGCAATACAGATATCAATGTTACCAATTATAATCTAACAGATTTTAATAGCTCTTATACGATTAAGCTTGATGACGTTGTGATTCCAGGTGGAGTAATCACAGTACCGGCAGCTTCACTAGGGTATTCTAGTTCAGTAGCAGGATTGAATTATTCAATGCAGTATGATCCATCAAAATGATCTATCGGCGTAGGTAATATTGTAGATTACAATTACATTCAAACTGAAGAAAAGACACCAGAGCCAGAAGAAACACAAGATAATTTGATTACACTAGAAGAAGTCTTGACTCTTGCAAATATTCAAAAGAAGCTGTATAATCAATCAAAGCAAATGGGTTGGCATAATAAGCCACGCGACTTTGGTACAATGATTGCTCTATGTCACTCTGAACTATCAGAAGCACTAGAGGGCGCCCGCAAAGACTTGTGGGACGATCATCTAACACATCGTCCTATGCCAGAAGTTGAACTTGCTGACTGCATCATTCGTATTCTTGATCTAGCTGGTCGTGAGGGCTATGACGTTGCCGGCGCTCTAGCAGAGAAGCATGAGTACAACAGAACACGCGCAGATCATCAGCTAAAGAATCGTGAAGCAGAAGGTGGGAAGAAGTTCTAATGGCAATTCTCAAACTAGTAGATGCGTCTAACCTTATTCTAAAACAGAAGATGGAAGATTTTGATTTTACAAATCCTCCTATTGATCCTATTCAGTTAGCAAAAGACCTAGCAGAGACTATGATCGAAAACAAAGGTCTAGGTCTTGCTGCTAATCAAGTTGGCTTACCATACAGAGTATTTGTACTCACTGGTAGTCCGATCAATGCATGTTTTAATCCGAAAGTAGTTGACAGCACAAGTGAAATGGTGTATCTTGATGAAGGCTGCTTAAGCTATCCTGGCTTGGTTGTAAAGATCAAGCGACCAAAGATGCTAAGAGTTCGTTTCACTATGCCCAATGGTGAGACTAAGACTGAAAAATTTGACGGTATGACTGCACGTTGCTTTCTACATGAACTAGATCATCTCAATGGTATTGTTCATTTAGACCGCGCTCATCCTTATCACAAGGAAAAGGCAAAGAAGGCACGTAAAGCATACGAAAAGATCCTTGCGAGAACAAAGTAATATTTGGAGATTGTTATGACAGACGAAGTTAAAGTTGACGAAACAACACAGTACGAAAGTCTTATTGGTGTAAAAGAACCCACTGCTGAAGAAGAGTCGCCGTTTCTTGATTTGTTGCCAGAACTAGAGCAATCTACTGACAAGGAATGGAAAAAACATTGGGTTGGAATGCCCGAATTCAAGCAAGAAGAAAATCCAGCGTACAAGACCATCTATGTTCATTTTCGTAATGAAGAAGACTATAAGGAATTCTCAAAGCTTATTGATCAGTCTTTGACTGACAAGACAAAAAGCATTTGGCATCCAAAGCTTGATCGTGAAGCAAATGCACTACGTAGGTGGATTGAAACGAATGACTAATCCAAAGAATCCAGTCTACATTATCAGCAAGGGTCGTGCCGACTCTATGTTGACTTCTAGATCATTGTCTAGAATGAAAGTTAATCATTACATTGCAATTGAACCGCAAGACAAAGAACCTTACGAAGCTGCACTAGATAATTTTGGTATTCGTGATTATGTTACGTTACTAGTTGCGCCGTTTAGCAATCATGGTGATGGACCTGGTCGTGCTAGAAACTGGTGTTGGGATCATGCTATCTCTATCGGTGCTGAAAAGCATTGGGTGTTAGATGATAACATTGTAGATTTTTATCGTCTAAATGAAAACATTCGTATTCGTGTCGAGTCTGGTGCTATCTTCAAAGCAGCAGAAGACTTTGTTGATAGATATGAGAATGTGCCTATCTCTGGCTTTCAGTATCGGTTCTTCATTGCACCAAATCAAAAGTACCCACCTTACGTAAAAAATACTCGCATTTATTCTTGCTTGTTAATCTCGAATGACTGCAAGTATCGCTGGCGTGGTCGTTACAACGAAGACACCGATATCTGCCTACGTGTACTCAAAGATGGTGATTGCACAATTCAGTTCAATGCTTTCTTGCAAGGTAAAGCTGCTACACAGACTGTCAAAGGTGGCAACACTGCTGAGTTCTATCACGCTGAAGGCACTCAAGACAAAAGCAAGTGGAGAGACGGCCAGCTTAATCCAGAGGGGACAGTCAACAAGTCACAGATGCTAGTCGATTTGCATCCAGACGTTGCCACGATGGTCTGGCGCTACGGCAGATGGCATCATTACGTTGACTATAGTCCGTTCAAGAAAAACAAGTTACGTTTAAAACAGAACGTTGAATTGAACAGTTTTGCTAAAGTTGATAACTATGGTATGAAACTAGTTAAATTAAAAAAGGAAGATATTGAATGATTGAACGTATTTTTATACCTACTGTTAATCGCGTAGATAATCAAATTACGTTCAACCATCTTCCAGATGAATTAAAGAAACGTGTCACAATGGTTGTACAGTCTTGGGAAAAAGACAAGTACAACTACGATTGTGATTATCTTGTCTTACCAGAAGAAGTAAATCTTAATGACTATTATTGTATTTCGAAAACACGTAAAATTATTTACGAAGCTGGACAAGATATTAAATATGCGGTTTTAGATGACGATGTTGAATTTGGTAGAAGAAATGCCAAATACTGGACTCGTATATCTAACATGGAAATGTCCAAGCGTAAAGCTACACAAGATGATGTACTTCAGATGTTTGATCTATATGACAACTGGCTAGACGATAAAGAAGTAACAGTTTGTGGTTGTGGTCTTAGTGAGAATCCACCACAAGATAAGCCGTACTCTGAAAATTCTTCTTTGAGTAGTGCTTTGTGGATTAATGGTAAACACTTTAAAGATGTTTTGCCTGAATTAGAACTTACAAAAATTAAAGTAGCAGAGGACGTACTATTTCTTTTAAGCCTTTTGAATAGAGGATATGGAAATCGTGTCAGTCAAGAATTTATTGTTTTCAATAACAGCGCACATAAGAAAGATATGAAGTCTGCTATCTGGGACGAACAAACATATGAAAATACATTACGTGATCATAAGATTTTAGAATCAATGTTCCCAGGAATCTTTACTATTCTGTATGACGAAGACGGCAAAAGAACTTCTGGTGGGTTTAGAGATTTTGGTAAATCAAAAATTCTATGGAGTAAAGCATTTAAAAAAAGAGTAGATAACGACAATCCATTCTTAGAATATCTATAAATACATTATACAGAGGAAAAGTATATTATGGTTAAAACTGTGACAACACAATACAAATACAATGAAGATAAATCTCTAGCAGACATTGCTGCATACATTGACGCAACGTATGGTCAGCATTATTCTCAGAACAAGTATCAAGCAACAGAGTTCATCATTGATGGTGGCCACGGTACTGGCTTCTGCATCGGTAATGTTCTCAAGTATGCACAACGTTATGGTCGTAAAGGTTCGCCAAAAGATTGGCGAAGTGACTTGCTAAAAGTAATTCATTATGCTATTATACAATTGCATGTACATGAACTAGAAAATAATGGTAAAGTTTGAACACATTCAAGATGGAGTAGATGCCGTTGTAATTGATGGTCTTTATTCCTATGATCAAATGGCTCAGATAATGACTGAGTTAAAATGGCTGACAAAACCCAATATTCTTAAATCAGACTTAGATAATTTAGGTGCATCGACTTCAATTACAACAGGCGATTATGGTGCCTCTAAAAAAGGTATCTTCTTAGAACAGGTATTTGTTAACTGGCAGCACTCTGCATTAATGAAGCATTGTTTTGAGAATTTTGAAAAACCAGAAATAAAAGCTAAACTAATAAGCTTGAATCCGTTATATAAAATATTCTATGCTTGTGACATGAGAACACATCTTCTTTCTTATTATGAAAATTCAGACTTTTATAAAGTACATTGTGATGCTACAGTATTCACTATACTCAATTACTTTAATGTAGAGCCTAAAGAATTTGAAGGTGGAGAAGTAATACTTCATTCTTTCAATGGAGAAAGACGCCATAAGATTGCTATAAATAACAATAGAATCATACTGATATCTGGTAATACAAAACACGAAGTTACAGAAATTAAGTCAGACTGTGGACTAGGTAATGGAAGATATTGTAATGCTGTTTTTTTAAATGTTAAAAATAACTGAGTTGAGGATATAAAATGGAAATTAAAATTCCCGTAGAAGAATTGCAAAAGCGAAAACTATTCGTAGCAACACCCATGTATGGTGGTATGTGTGCGGGTATGTTTACAAAGTCATGTAATGATCTTTCTGCCCTTGCAGTAAGATATGGCATTGAAGTTCGTTTTTATTACCTATTCAATGAGTCATTAATCACACGCGCAAGAAACTATTGCTGTGATGAGTTTATGCGTTCAGATTGTACGCATATGATCTTCATTGACAGTGACATTGGTTTCAATGCTAATGACGTTATCACAATGCTTGCTCTACAGTCAGATGAAAGTGAATATGATGTTATTTGTGGTCCATATCCCAAGAAGTGTATCTCATGGGAAAAGATCAAGACTGCTGTAGATAAGGGTGCTGCCGATCAAGATCCTAACATTCTAGAGAAGTTTGTCGGCGACTACGTGTTCAACGTGGTAAATGGTACAGGTCAAATGTCTCTTATGGAACCAGCAGAGGTAATGGAATCAGGCACAGGCTTTATGATGTTCCGTAAGTCAACATTAGAGAAGTTTGCTGCTGCATATCCTGAGTTGATGTATCGACCAGATCATGTACGTACAGCAGCATTTGACGGCTCGCGTGAGATCATGACGTACTTTGATGCTCTTATTGATAACAAACACTCTTACATCAAGAAGCAGATTCGAAAGTTCTATGAAAAGAACCCAAATGCTACCCAAAAAGAAGTTGTTGACTTTATCGACGATGTAGACTATGATGTAGATGGAAAGAAATATTCCAAGCGTTACCTATCTGAAGATTACATGTTCTGTCAATGGGCACGTAACATCGGTCTAAAGATTTGGTTGTGTCCATGGATGGGTCTACAGCACGTCGGTACATACGTGTTCGGTGGCACTCTTGCTGATCTAGCATCAGTCGGTGTTGCTGCTACAGCAGATCCAGCCAAACTTGGTAGCAAGAAGTAAGTTTAATTTTTATATATTATAGGAGACTGCAAAATGATTCTAAGCGAAACTACACTGAACGTACTAAAGAACTTTTCTTCAATTAACCCTGGTATTCTATTTCGTCCAGGCAATACTGTGCGTAGTATTTCTGCACACAAGACTGTCCTGGCGAAAGCAGAGGTAGATAACACATTCGATAAGGAATGTGCAATCTATGACCTATCGCGTTTTCTTTCTGCGCTATCGCTCTTTGATAAGCCAGAAGTAACGTTTGGCGACAACTCTGTTTCTATCTCGTCTGATCAAAGCACTCTGAAGTATGTCTATGCTGATCCAGCAAGCATCGTGACTGCTCCCACTTCAGAGTTTGCTTTGCCTGCTGCTGAAGTAACATTCACGCTTAAGGCTGATGATCTAAGTAAGGTACAGCGCGGCGGTGCAGTACTACAGTTGCCTGAGATCATTGTCTCTGGTAACGGCAATACTATCACTCTAAGTGCTGCGAATACGAAGAATCCAACAGTAGACGGTTTCAGCATCGTAATCGGTTCAACTGATAAGACGTTCAATGTTATCTTCAAGAGCGAAAATCTCAAGATGATGCAGAATGATTACACTGTTGAGCTAACTAGCAAGCGTATTGCTAAGTTTGATGCTGCTGGTCTGACTTATTGGATCGCAATGGAAACTGCATCTAGCTTTGCATAAGGAAGACGCGCTCATGGACAACAAGCCAAAAATCTACGAAAGCCCAGATAAAGGCAAAACTGTCTATGAGCGTGACTTTGGCGCAGAACCTTCTACACGTGTGCTGATTATTGATGACAATTATATTATGAATAAAGTGGGAGTAGATTATGGAAGAGTTCCTGTTTGTCGAGAAGTATCGACCAAAGAAGATTGAAGATTGTATTTTACCTGATGAACTAAAGACTGTTTTTCAACAGTTTGTAGATCAGAATAATATTCCCAATTTGTTGCTCACTGGTGGCCCCGGTGTAGGCAAGACTACTGTAGCACGTGCTATGCTAGAACAGATTGGTTGTGACTACATCGTTATCAACGGCTCTCTTAATGGCAACATCGACACGCTGCGTGGAGAAATCTCACAGTTTGCGTCGAGCGTTTCCTTTAAGGGTGGTCGCAAGTACGTCATTCTAGACGAAGCAGATTATCTAAACCCGCAGAGTACTCAGCCTTCCTTGCGTAACTTCATGGAAGAGTTCAGTCACAACTGCGGGTTTATTTTTACTTGCAACTTCAAGAACAAGATCATTGCGCCGCTTCATTCACGATGCTCTGTAATTGAGTTCAAGATCGCAAAGAAAGACAAGGCTAATCTTGCTTCTCAGTTCATGAAGCGAGTGTTCAACATTCTCAAGGCAGAAAATATTGAATATGATAAGAATGTTGTTGCAGAACTAATCACACGATACTTCCCAGATTGGCGCCGAGTTCTAAATGAGCTTCAGCGATATTCTGTTACTGGTAAGATTGATGCTGATATCTTTACAAATCTAACAGAAGATTCATACAAGAGTCTTGTCGGCTTTATCAAAGACAAGAACTATACAAACATGCGTAAGTGGGTAGCAGAGAATTCTGATACTGATACGACAACGCTGTTTCGTTATTTTTATGATAACTGTTATGACTTCATCAAGATGGAGTACATTCCTGCTCTTGTGATTACGTTGGCAAACTATCAGCATAAGGCTGCGTTTGTTGCTGATCAAGAAGTAAACATCATGGCGTGTCTCTCTGAGATCATGCTAGAATGTGAGTTCAAGTGATGAACACGAAAGACAAAATACAAGAACTAGGTATGCTAGGTGAAAAGATCATCATCAATCGCCTAAGCAAGAAGGGTCATATTGTAGAGAGTTCTATTGACAAGTATGATAGAACTAAAGACCTTATGATCGACGGTAAGCTAAAAGCAGAAGTCAAGACGCAAGTGCCTTTCATTCTAGAAAACGCATTTACGTTTAAGCGCAGTCAACTTACGAAGTGCCGTAATGTAGATGTGCTGTACTTCATCTCCGTGCCACCACCAAATCACGATGACAAGTGGGCAGGCTGGGTGTTCGAAGCTAAACCTCAAGAGTTCAAAGTGCGTCAACGCAAGACGAGAGATGGTCGAGAGATGCTTCTTATTGATAGAGAGCAAGAAGCACTCAAGCCTATTGCGAAGCTATCTGACGAAGAGATTTTTGAATTAAAAAAATATACTGTTTCTGGATACTAAAGAAATGGCAAATCCATTCGACTTTATTAACAGTATCACTTACTCTAAGAAGAACTTAATTGACGAGTCCGAGTCTCCGGAGCTTATGGAGAAAGAATACGCTCCTTGGGTGGTGAACAAGGGCTTGTCATATTTTGTCGATACAATACTACATGCTAACGAAATGAACCAATTTCACCTGCTTGACAAGAAACTTCAATATGATTATTTGATAAATATAATCAGACCCAAGAAGAGATTCTCTAAATGGGCCAAAAAAGCTCAAAATGATGACATTGATATTGTTAAGGAAACGTACGGCTACTCACAAAAGAAGGCAGAAATAGCATTATCTTTGTTATCTAAGGCTCAAATTAATTCATTAAAACAAAAACAAGAAAAAGGTGGATTGAAAAAATGAGACTAACAGTGGATTCATTAGTGGAGGTCAAGCTCAAAGAGCCAGATGACTTCCTCAAGATCAAGGAGACATTGACCCGTATAGGCATTGCCTCACGTAAAGACAAGACTTTATATCAGTCATGTCATATTCTTCACAAGCAAGGTAAGTACTACATTGTACACTTCAAGGAGCTATTTGCTCTTGATGGCAAGCCTACCGACTTCTCTGACATTGATGAGGGTCGCAGGAATACAATTGTAAATCTTCTAGTCGAATGGGGCCTAACCGAACTAGTTGATAAAGAAAAGGCTAAAGAGCCTTTGACACCACTCAATCAGATTAAAGTAATCTCTTACAAAGAGAAAGGCGAGTGGGCACTAGTAAGCAAATATTCGATAGGCAAGAAATCTTAAATTATAGGTAATAAATTATGCTTGATTATGACAAGAAGTGTAGAATTGTTGACACTAAGATGGATGAGATTGGCCCATGGAAATGGGTCATTGAAGATAACGGTCTCTGGAACATCATTGCTTACGAGTGGCAGCATCTTAAGTCTCTGTGGGGCAAGCACGTTAAGAGCTATAACGTATGCGTACAAGCTGGTGGTGCGTGTGGAATGTATCCTCGCCTCTTGTCTGAGACGTTCAAGCATGTCTACACGTTTGAGCCTAATCCTATTAGCTTTCACTGTCTAGTAAATAACTGCCAGTCGAACAATATCTCGAAGTTCAATATGGGTCTAGGCTCAGAGCCTGGCGTGGCAATGATCAAGACACAAGGTCTAAACAATCTAGGCGAGGCAAGAATTCGTACCGATGGTGATTATAGGATTGTACTTACTACGATTGATTCTTTGTTTCTTGATGCCTGTGATTTTATTCAGCTTGATATCGAAAACTACGAATTAAATGCCCTACATGGTGCAGCAGAAACTATTCGTAAGTTCAAGCCAGTTATCAGCGTAGAAAACGGCAGCGAAGAAATTCTAAACTTCTTGAAGTCGTTGGCTCCTTACGAACACGTAGGAAGTTTTGGCATCGGCTCAGATAGGTCTGATGACGTTTACAAGGTAATCTGATGGCAGAGCAATGGGCTCATCAAGGATATGTACACATGCGCCCAGACCCTACAGTTTGGGAATGGGATGTCGTTGGAGATAAATTGATGACTGTTAAAGTTCCTAGAGAAGTGTCTTGGAAAAGACGTTTCATTACAAAAATTATACTGGGAAGCACATGGACAAGAGTGAAAAAGAAATAAAGACTAGGACTCTCAAGAACGGAAGAGTTGTTCTAGATTTAGAAAAAGCTAAGACTTTAGAAGTCTATACAAAATGTCCAGGCAAATGGCTTTTGACTGACCTAGAAACAGGTCAGAGTTATATCGGTAATTACGGTAATGGATCGTTCTGGAAAAAAACTTCAAGAAAGTACTTGACAATTGACTAGCCAACATATATATTGATGCCGTCTCTATGCCTTACGGGTAGAGGCACTTAACAATAACCTCGCTTAATAAGGAGAAACTTATGCGTACACTATATGACACGTTCCCTGGATTTGACCGTCTTTTCATCGGCGGAGATCAAATTCTCAAGCAGCTAGAAACACTAGCTAATAATGCTACTAAAGTGGCATCAAATTACCCTCCATACAATATCAAGAAAGTCGATGACAACAAGTATGTCATTGAGATGGCTGTTGCTGGTTTCACTAAGCAAGACGTTACTCTTGAAATGGAAGACGACAAGCTGATTGTCAAGGGAAAGATGGAAACAATGGATGATCTAACGAAGGATGGCTTAGAACAGGTTTATCTCTATAAGGGTATTTCTGATCGTGCTTTTACTCGTCAGTTCACACTTGCTGACTCTGTTGAAGTTCGTAATGCACAACTTCTAAACGGTATGCTCAAGATTTGGCTCGAAGCCATTATCCCAGAGCATAAAAAGCCGAAGAAGATTGATATTAATGATGAAGCAGATAAGACTGCTGATAGCAAGAAGAAGTGATATGAAAAGGGGGGAGCTAAAACTCCCCCCGATTCTTTAGAGCCAACCAGCGTACTGATGTGTATGCTTGATGCGGTCTTCTAGACCAATTGTACCGCCGTTTACTTTCTTTGTAACAGCAGTAATTGTAGCATCGTCTGTACCCTTGTCGCAGAGTTCCCAGATATGATTCTTTTCGAAGAACCACATTGCTGACTCAAATGCAAGTTCACCTGAGATTAGGTCTGGGTTGGTCATAATGTCTGGACGCTTACAGTAGTCAGAGAATGCCTTATAGTTATCTTTGCCAGTTAGTTGTAGTGCGCCACGACCACGATACTTGTAACCATCGCCAGAATGTTCATCGCCGTTGCCCATACGACCACCATATACCTTGTTAGCAATCTTCTCTGGTTGACGAGCGTAGGGCGTAGCGTGATCTAGGTCTGGGAAATACTTGTGAAAAATCTTTGTTAGACCATCAGCAGAATAGTTTAGGTTCTCAGAGAATGCCTTAAAGTTGCCTGATTCGTGGGCAGTCTGGGCAAAGAAGTGAGCAGCGCGATTCTTTGGTAACTTATAGAACGCTACGGCAGCCTTGAATGTGCCTGGGCCCCAAGCGCCGTCTGCTGTTACGCCAATCTTCTTTTGTAGATCAATTAGTGACATATACACTTCTCCTTTGTTGGAATGCCTTACTCGCATATTTATAAATACTCGTAGAGACAGAAAAGGCAAACTATGCGTAAATTTAACAGATATCTTAATGAAGACATCCAACTCACATTAGAGTATCATGATGAGTTGAATCCCACTATCTGGGAAGAAAACGCTACGATGAAGCCAAAAGTTCTAGACAGGCTTTTACAAATTGGCAAAATGTGGGCAGAGTTCTCTCGTATTCCAGAAAGTGCAGTACGAGACATTACACTCACTGGAGGTAATGCCAACTACAACTATACGCCATACTCTGATCTAGACGTTCACATTCTAGTTGACATTAGTGCGATTCCAGTTGACAAAGAGTTTCTTGTAGATTACTTTCTAGACAAGAAAGCACTATGGGCATACAAGCACCCCGGCCTAACTGTCATGGGTTATCCTGTAGAGCTATATGCTCAAGACTATAGAGAACAAGTTGCCTCACATCAAGGCGTTTTCTCTCTTAAGAAAAACAAATGGATCTATAAACCAAATATTGAGAACCATCCTGATTTTCATAATGACTCGGCTCTAAAACTTAAGATCGAAGAATACATTAAAACAATTGAAAAGATTTTAACCGAACCTGGCGATCATACTCAAGAAATTAAAAGTCTAAAAGAAAAGTTTCGCACCATGAGATCAGCGGGTATTCACCGAGCTGGAGAATTCTCTAATGAAAACTTAATCTTCAAAGACATTCGCAATCGTGGGTACTTTGATCGCCTAAACAAATATCTAGAACAACAGCGGGTACAACAACTTTCGCTTTACTAGTTGCTCGCTTTCGTATATAATGATGATATGCGCTGTACGTTTACAGCTACCAACTTGAAGGTACAATGAATGTTTGAGAGTTTTTACACTGAGGTCTCGCAACGAGGCAACACTATCTTTCTGCGTGGTTACAACAACGGCCGCAGAATTCAACGCAAAGTCAATTACGCTCCATACTTGTTTGTCTCTAGCAAAGAGAAAAACTCTGAGTACAAAACTCTAGAGGGCAAGTCTGCTGAGAAAATCTCTTTTGAGAACATCCGAGAAGCAAAAGATTTTGTCGAGCGATACAAAGACGTAGGTGGCATGAGCATCTACGGTCTGAATTCATTTCTGTATCCGTTTCTCAACGATGAGTATCCAGGCAAAGTTCAGTACAACCTAGACACAGTTCGTATCATCAATCTAGATATCGAATGTGCGCCCGATGGCGATGATACTGGCTTTCCAAATATTGAAACTGCAAATCAACCAATCACTGCTATCACGTGTAAAGTCAAAGACAAGATCACAACGTTTGGCTGCGGTGAGTTTGAAGTCCATCAATCTAACGTGAAGTATGTGAAGTGCAGCGATGAAAAGCGGCTGCTTCAAGAGTTCATCGGTTACTGGCAGGCTGTTGATCCAGATGTTATTACTGGCTGGAACATTGAGTTCTTTGACGTACCGTACATCATCAATCGTATTGAACGTGTGCTAGATAAAGAACATGCAAAGCGTTTGTCGCCGTGGGGAATGTTAGACGAAAAGAAGATCGACATTCACGGTAACGGCAAAGAGCAGCAGACGTATCGACCGCTCGGTGTTTGTGTTCTAGACTATCTACGCATCTACAAGAAGTTTACATACACACAACAAGAAAGCTATAGACTAGATCACGTTGCTTTTACTGAGCTAGGTGAACGTAAGCTAGACTACTCTGAGTACGGTAGCTTGACTGAGATGTGTCGCAACAACTTTCAAAAGTATATCGAATATAATATTCATGACGTTGAACTAGTTGATCGTCTAGAAGAGAAGCTAGGTCTTCTTGCTCTAGGTCTTACTCTTGCTTATGACGCTAAGATCAAGTATGATGATATGTTCACAAGCATTAGACTGTGGGATATCATCATTCACAACTATCTGCTAGATCGTAAGATCGTTGTACCGTTGCAGAGAGAAAGCACAAAAGACTCGCAGTTCACTGGCGCTTATGTACGTGATCCAAAAGTAGGTATGCACAAGTGGATCACAACGTTTGACGTTAACAGTCTGTATCCTTCTTTGATCGTGCAGAACAACATGTCGCCAGAAACACATGCTGGTAAAGTTAACACGATGAATGTTGATGAACTACTTGCAGGTAAGTTTGACAAGCAATCTATTCTACAAGAAAATAATGTTGCAATGTCTGCCAACGGCGCTTTGTGGAACAAAGAGAAGCAAGGTCTATTCCCTGAGATCGTGTTGAAGATGTATGCTGAACGTGTCGAGTATAACAAACTTAAGAAAGAAGCAAAGCAAGCTAACGATTCTAACGGTGTTTCTCGCTATCACAATCTACAGCTAGTCAAGAAGATTGTTCTTAACAGTTTGTTCGGTGCTACTGGTAATCCAGCGTTTCGTTTCTATCAGAATGATTACGCAGAAGGTATCACTATTCATGGTCAGTTAGCTATTCGTTGGGTTGCACAAGACATTGATGCTTATCTTAACAAACTTCTTAAGACAACAGATAAGCAGTATGTTGTGTACTGCGACACCGACTCTGTGTTCGTCTCGCTGGACGATCTAGTCAAGTCTGTGTTTACTGATACGTCAGATGTGCAGAAAGTCACAGAGTTTGTGAACAAGGTCTGTTCTGATAAACTAGAGCCTGTGATTAACAAGTCGTTTGAACGCCTGAAAGAATACACAAACTCTTATGTCAATCAGATGAAGATGAAGCGTGAGAACATTTGTGACACTGCTATCTTCATTGCGAAGAAGAAGTACATCATGAACGTGTACGACAGCGAAGGCGTTAAGTATGATGAGCCTAAGCTATACATGAAAGGCATCGAAGCTGTTAAGTCCTCGACGCCGTATTCGTGTCGAGAGAAGATTAAGCTTGCACTCAAGATCATCATGCAAGGTAACAACGGTAAGCTTATTGAGTTTATTGATACGTTTAGAGATGAATTCTCTAAGCTGAAGTTTGAAGAGGTTGCCTTTCCTCGTGGCTGCAACGGCATTCTTAAATACAGTGATGAAAAAAAGATATACACTGACGGCACACCGATGCATGTGCGTGGAGCCCTAGTGTATAATGCTCTACTGCGTGAAAACAATCTTGATCGTAAGTACGCAACAGTTAAAGAAGGCGAGAAGATCAAGTTCTGTTATATGAAGCTGCCGAATTCGTTTCGTGAAAATGTAATCTCTTGTCCTGGTGTTCTACCACCAGAGTTGAAGCTAGAGAGATACATTGATTACAATCTACAATTCGATAAAGCTTTCTTTGATCCTATTAGGAGCATCACTAGTGTTATTAAATGGAAAACAGAACACATGTCAACATTGGAGGACTTTCTAAATGGCAACTAAACAAGCAACAGAAATTGATTTTGATTTTGATTTCGGATTTACATCCGCAAGCGAAGACGAGATCAAAGCACCTATTATAAAAGACTTGCAACCCGCAATTTTGATTGCCGCGCAAGGTTATCAGCAGATCATAGACGACCTATTGAAATCAATTGAACCGCTGCTAAACAACCTTGTCAAAGATGCAGACACAAAAGAATACATCTATTGGCCTGATCGTAAAGCAAAAATTGAAGCGTACCGAAAGAAATTACACGCTATCGCAAATGGCAGTTGACATTTTGTTTGATCTAGTATACAATGATGAACAGTGGCATAAACAGGAGATATTATGAGCATTTTAGAAAAACTAAGAAAGAGTTCTACCGTTAAAGAGTCAGACATTCTTTCTGAATCAAAGTTCTTTGAAAAGAAGGACATGATTGCTACGTCAGTACCTATGTTGAACGTTGCATTGTCTGGCCGTCTAGACGGTGGTCTAACTCCAGGTCTTACGATGTTTGCTGGTCCGTCTAAGCACTTTAAGACTGCGTTTTCTCTCATGATGGTCAAGGCATATCTTGACAAGTATGATGATGCAATGTTGTTGTTCTATGACTCAGAGTTTGGTGCGCCTCAGGCGTACTTCCAAACATTCGGTATTGATCCTGCACGTGTGCTGCATACGCCGATCACTGACGTTGAACAGTTGAAGGTAGATATCACTAATCAGTTGAGTACAATCAATCGTGGTGATCACGTTATCATCGTCATTGACTCTATCGGCAATCTTGCTTCAAAGAAAGAAGTCGATGACGCAATGGACGGCAAGTCTGTTGCTGATATGTCGAGAGCAAAGCAGATCAAGTCGCTATTCCGTATTGTTACGCCGCACTTGAACATCAAGGACATTCCGCTTGTTGTTGTCAATCACACGTACATGGAAATTGGCATGTTCCCCAAGGCTATCGTTGGTGGTGGTACTGGTTCGTATTACTCTGCTGATAACATCTTCATCATCGGTCGTCAGCAAGAGAAGGACGGCACTGAACTAACTGGCTATAACTTCATCATCAACGTTGAGAAGAGCCGCTTTGTTAGAGAGAAGTCGAAGATTCCAATTGAAGTCTCATTCACTGGTGGCATCAGTTCATGGTCAGGTCTACTTGAAGTTGCTCTTGAGTCTGGTCATGTTATTAAGCCCAAGAACGGTTGGTATCAGAAAGTCGATATGGAAACTGGCGAAGTTGCAGAGAAGAACTATCGCCAAGCAGATACCAACACTAAGGACTTCTGGCTACCTGTTCTCAAGTCAAAGTCTTTCAGAACATACATTGAGACAAAGTACATGATGGCACACGGTGATATCATGACTGATCAACAGCTAGAAGATATCTACGGTGAAGATTAATGATTGAAGACGTAATTTTTTCACATCTTCTTTACAACGAAGAGTATAGCAGAAAGGTACTTCCTTTTCTGAAGTCAGAGTATTTCCAATCTAGGTCGCACAAGATTACGTTTACTCTGATTGAAAACTATGTGAAGTCGTACAACAAGATGCCTTCTAAAGAGGCAGTCTTGTCCTCGTTGCAGGGATTAGAAAATCTAACTGAAGATGAATTCAAGATTTGCGATGGCGAGATCAACGCACTCAAAGCAGACTTGAATACATCTATTGATTGGTTAACAGACGAAACAGAAAAGTTTTGTCAAGAGAAAGCTGTATACAATGCTATCATGGATTCAATCAAGATCATTGACAAGAAAGATGTTAAGCGTAGTAAGGGTAGTATTCCACAAATTCTTACTGAAGCTCTTGCAGTTTCTTTTGATACTAATATTGGGCATGACTTTATTGAAGATTCTGATCGACGTTATGCGTTTTACCATCTGAAAGAAGAGAAGATTGATTTCGATCTAGAGTTCTTCAACAAGATCACCAAGGGTGGTCTGTCTCGCAAGACTCTCAACATCATTCTTGCATCTACTGGTGTTGGTAAGACTATGTTCATGACGCACTGTGCTTCACACAATTTGACTGTGGGTAAGAACGTACTCTACATCACTATGGAAATGTCTGAAGAGCGTATTGCAGAACGTATTGACGCTAACTTGATGGACATGACGATTGATGATCTTAAAGAACTACCGAAAGAGTATTTTGATAAGAAGATCAGTAAGATCAGAGAGAAGACACGCGGCAAGCTAATCGTGAAAGAGTATCCTACTGCTGCTGCTGGCTCTGCACACTTCAGGCATCTCATTCAAGAGCTACGTATCAAGAAGAACTTTATACCAGATATCATCTATATTGACTATCTGAATATCTGTGCGTCTGCACGTATGAAGATGGGTGGCACAGTTAACAGCTACATGTATGTGAAAGCAATTGCTGAAGAGCTACGTGGTCTTGCTGTAGAGTTCGATCTACCAATTATCTCTGCTACACAGAGTAATCGTGATGCGTATAACTCTTCTGACGTTGGTCTAGACAACACTTCTGAGTCGTTTGCGCTGCCTGCGACTGCTGACCTTATGTTTGCTCTTATCTCTACAGAAGAGCTAGAGGGTCTTAATCAGATCCTAGTTAAGCAGTTGAAGAACCGTTATGATGACCCTGCTAACAACCGACGTTTCGTTATCGGTGTCAACAAAGCTAAGATGAAGTTCTATGATGTTGAACAGTCTGCACAGCAAGATATTCTTGATGGACCGCGGTCTAAGAAAAAGAACGAAGATAAACCAGTTATGGACAACTCTAAATTCGGTGAACGCTACAACGAAGAAGAGACAATGCGTTTTGTAACAAAGAAAGCGGGAAGGAAAGACTTTAGTGGTCTTAAGATTTCATGAACTATAAAATCAAAACAATGAGTAGCCTGTTCTGTATCTTTGAAATTCAAACAAAAGCTATCATTGAGTTTTCTTCTAATGAAACAACAATGAAAAGTCTATGTAAATCATTAAACTCTGGCGCGGCGTTTGATGGCTACACGCCGCGCTTCTTTGCTAGGTCACCAAATGCTTGTAGAATTTAAAGGTAACTTTTCTGTTGAGACTAGAGCAGAGCTAGAAAGAGCAGCAAGATTTTTTGCAGATTGCCTTTTGCCTGACTATTCAATACCTGACATTGAACTTGAAATCGTTCTAACAGAAAAATGGAAGAACGAAAAGGGCAATTGTGAAGTCTTAGACTTTGATGAAAAAGTGCCTACTCTGTTTGTTATAGAAATTGTTGACGATAAGATCGAAGAGCAGATTGAAACCCTAGCGCATGAGATGGTGCATCTTAAACAGTATCATAGGGGCGAGCTAAGAGACGGTAAAGACATTCACGAATTCAAGTGGAATCGTACTCGAATGAACGTAAAGAACATAGATTACCATGATTTACCGTGGGAAATCGAGGCCTACGGTAGGGAAGTCGGGTTGGTGCATAAATACAACAGAAAATACTCAAAAAATCTTGTTGGCCAAGTGCTTGATATCCTTACATAAAATTTTGATGGGTTGTAACCTATTGATTTTGTTATGAATTTAGTTGTTGACAATACCCAAAATCCATGTCATTATATGTAGGCAATGTGAGAGGGGACGTGGTGTCCCTACCTACTTTTGATAATGGAGACTATGATTATGACTACTGATACCAATGTGACTACCGCCAAGTCGTTTAGCCGTGGCGAAAAGCTTAAGATTGCAATTTCGCTGATTAACGCTAATCCTACAATGCCTGAAAGTCAGATCGGCAAGATGATTGCTGACACTCTGGAAATCAAGCTTGGCAATGCTATCCACAACTATTACAAGGCTGTGATCCGCAAGGGTCTGACTAATATTACCAAGCGGGTTCCTGACGCTGGTAAGGCTGTCTTTACCCGCAAGGCAAAGGCGAAGACTGCTCCCGCGACTAAGGAAGTCGCTGTGGAGACGCTGTTGCCGCCCGCTGCTGTTATGCAGACTACTGGCGCAACACTTGTGGTACCCGCTCCTACGCAGCCCAAGAAGATGACTGTAGAAGAGTTCAAGGCTGGTTTGGCCCGCGCTCGCGCTAAGGTTCGGGTAGAAGAAACGAAGCAGAGCGAAGGCGAGATGGAAATTCCGTCTTTCCTGCGCCGCGCTTAATCTATAAAAGGGACAACCAAAATGTCAAATGAATTGGGTTTAATCAAGACCACATATTCCTGCAAAACTGTTAAGCAGATATATGATGCTATCATCGGTGGTCAAATCAATACCAACCCTATCTCTCAACGGGAATCTACCAATGACACTATTGGTTGTCCCAAGGATAGGGGAATCGTTGAATCCATTTTCAATGGTGTTGGTATCGGTATGATTACGTTGCGTGATATTCGTTCTACCAGCGAAGGCCCGCATCTTTATGAAGAAAACATTAAGTTATATTATTCTAACAATGATTTTCTTGTGATTGATGCTGGACACAGGACACGCGCCATTCAGTGTTTTATCAACGGCTTTTTCAAGGTCAGAGTTAATGGTCAGAAAAAGTCCTATACTGAATTGAGTAAAGAAGAACGCGATTATTTTAATAATTTCGTGGTGAATATTGATGAAAAAATTTGTTCTTCACAGCAAGCGATCCTTATTTTCCGTGCTATCAATAAAGGCACTAAGGTTAATGACTATGAAATGATCATGGCTAATGATCAGTCGGAAGTTCTTAAACAGATCCGTATGTTCTATCGTGAATACAAAGAGTATGATTGGAATCAGCCGCATCGTATCTTTGAACTTTCTAAACAGTCTAATAAAGAAGAAAGCACAAAGAATGTGGCGAAGTATCTTGGTTGTACTAACGCCAAGGCACGTTGGGCAAGAGATGTGTCGGTAATTCTCCTCAAGAGTGTTGCCGTTTGTGATCCTGATGCCACTGACAGTGATTTTGATGCTGGTCACGAGGATCTTTCTAGTCTCGTGGAACGCGAAGATAGCAAGGAGTTTACTATTCAGAAGAAGCACATGGATACTATCAAGAATTTCTTTGATACTCTCTTTGAACTGTCCAAGGAAAAGAAACGCAAGATTACCGAAGATGATTTCAGTGCTTTTGAGTGTATTTGGTTTGAATTGTATCGCGCTAGAAATACCTTTAAGTTCTACGATATGACAGCATTTAATATTAAGTTTGTTAATGCTATTGATGCTATCAAGAATTGTTCTGATATTATCAAGGGAACAGAAGGCGAAGAAGATATCGTTAAGAATATCTTCAAGGTCTATAAGAAGTCCTTCTCTGACGGAAAAAAGCAGGCCTTTGCTGCCCGTCTTCTCCTCGAACACATGCTAGGTAAAAAGTTCAAGGGTACTCTTAAGGTTGATGCCGATGCTCCTGCGTTTAACAGAATGGGTATTGTTTTCCCCGAAAGCAAGCGCAGCATGTCTCGCGCCGAGCGTGAGGTTGCCCTTGCAAAGCAGAATAACAAATGCTTCACCTGCGAGAAGGCCATCTCTGTTGATGAAGCCGAGTTTGGTCATGATACGCCACATGCGCGTGGTGGTAAGATAGAGGACGGTAAAGTTCTCTGTAAGGCTTGCAACCACCGTGGCGATACCCTGACGCTGACAGAGGTCAAGAAACTTGCCGCCTAGACTACCTCGGGGTGGAGAAATCCACCCCTTTTTTTGACTGAAATGGCTAAGTGCTTGATTTTAAACAAAAACTAAATTCTTAACAAAAACAATGACTTACGGATTACTCGGCTAAGTGTTTGATTTTAAACAAAAGATAGTTCTTGACTTTACCTACCAATTTGTTATTATAGCTATATTGAAATTGAGTTGAGAGAGACAAGTTTATGAAGATCATCATTGATACCCAGCACGAAGAGAACTACGGCGCCCATGCGTGGGACGGTAAGGGTGAATGCCCGCAATACTGGAAGTTCAAAGGCGGTTCTACCTACGTGGTCGACAACCTGTCTGTTCCCGATGTTATGGACTTTGTCGCCACGGGTATCGACCCGCTGCTAGTCCTCATTGAGGACTTCAATGATTCCTTCAAGGAATACGTCATTGACTGGCGCATTGCCGATGATGATGCGGTTGAAGGCGAAGAGTGGCAGACGCCTGTCCGTATCTCGCGCATGGGTGACAAGTACGTTGCCCGCCGTACCATCAGCAATGATGAATACGGTTACATGCGGCAAGAGATTGCCAGCAAGACTGAACAGTGGGACATGCTGCCCGCTGGCGACCGCGCTAACTATAGCGCCACGTACACCATGCGTAATGGTGCAACTGTAAAGGAGCAGAGCCTTAATGCGGCTCTGGCAGCTTAAGATGTTGTGCAGAAGTTTGAAAGAAGCTATTGACAGTTTGAACGAAGAACTTATTATGCTTTGCGAAATCCGTGGCGAATTGTCCGATGAAGACAACGCCCGTATTGAAAATCGTATTTTTGAAATTCAAAACAAATTGAAGGTGTTATAACATGCGCGGTGTTAAAATTAAAAAGAGTGTTAGTATTACCTTGACTGCCGATGACTGGCAGTTGTATGCTGCTGCGGACGAAGACGGTCGAGAGATTAATCCTGAATTCGTGGCAGTTGCTCTAAACAATGCAATTGAACGTGACATAAACAGTGGTTTAAGTATATTCGAAGTGGAAAAGAACATTCATAACGTTATGTCATTCTTTGCCGACTTTGGCGCTACGGATAGTGAGCCGCAACAAGTTTTGTATAGTATGCTGAATTCGATTTATGGAGATGTGGAATAATGTCTACACGTAGCACAATTGCAATTGAGTATGAGAACGGTACCGTTGCTCAGATTTACTGCCATCACGATGGTTATTTTTCTCACAATGGTAAG